TTCATGGTGCTTTCCACTATCACGATATGATTGCGCGTACGCATGGTTGCTGCTTCCGGATCGGTCGCAGTGGCCAGTATCATTGAGCTATAGCCGGAATTTGGCGGCAGTTGAGTCGCGGAATTCACCGACAATGACACGCCGGTATAATGCGAAAAACGCTCATCCATGGATGATTCAAACTCGGCTTCCTGAATGTTGATCCATTGCGCCACGCCGCTGGCCGCTTGCCGGGTACCGACTCGGGTGAGATATAAACTGCCGTCCGGCAGGTCGTAATACAGCAATCCGGCCCAGCGGCAGACACGGTCGATAATTTCCTGCGATGACTCCCCCCAATTGAGAGTGAATTGCGGAACGGTCGACATTCCGGTGACATCTGAAGACACCGTAATCCCATAGGTCGCCGCCAGACGCTGAGCTAGTTGCAATGCCGTCACGTTGCTGATGACGCTGTTGGGCCATATGGCGGAACAATCCACCAGGTCCTCGCATTGACCGCGCCCGCTGGTCTGGACTTCATGGCGTGAACTCGCAATCTTCGGCATCCATCTATCGATATAACCGGTTAACACCACATCGGCGCCAATCTTGACCACACAGGGATCGCCAGGCGTCACCAATTGTTGTTCATCGCTGCCGGGATAATAGTCCATGAGCGACAAATCAAAATCACTGGGCAATTTCTCGATACTGCGTGTCACGCGCAACTGGTCCCAGCCGGTGATGATTTTGTTGTTAATGGTAAGGGTCAGTTCGTCGCTCATGAGGACAGCGCCTTGAAGGTGGATGGCATAAATGCCGGGTGAACCGGATCGGCCATTTTGACTAGCGCTTCGGCGCGGGCGGCATCCTGATACAAACGATTGGCCAGATATAAAGCGGGCAGCGCAGTATTAAAACTGACGGTTTTTATGGGCGCTAAATTTGCGCCCGCGTTTTGCAAGGTGGCAACCACGGTTTCACGCAACACCTGCAATTCACCATAAACTTCGTCATAACCCGCATCGGCAATGGTCCTTGTCACAGTATCAATAACCGTGATCACCCGTGTCAGCACGTTCATCGCATCATCGTAACTGGATGGCGTATATTGCGCGGCGACATTGGCCATGGCGCCGGCGGCCAGCGTAATAAAATAATATTGAGCGGCGGCGGTAATCTCACTGTCGCTGATATCAGGACGGTAGGTGGTATCGCTGAAACCGGCGAGCGTTTCCCATACCAGGATTAAATCGCTTTGGCTCGGTATACTGTTATTGATAGCACTCACCGCCGCCTGAACATTATCCGAAAAATCCGCCACAGAGGTCGAAGCCAGTAGCGTCACTGTCGCCGTATCAATCGTGGCGCGGTTTTCAACCGATGCAGCGATTTCCTGGGCTACCAGAGCCTCATAGTCCGTCGTGTCGGCCGTATTGCTGATGCTGCCATCAGTACTGGAGACGCTACCGGAGACACTGCCGCCGACAGTGCCATCGTTATAGCGGCCATAACGGGTACTGCCAAAGGTGGATTTAAGCGTATTGCTTAAATTCGTCGCCTGGTCAGCAACATTGTCCACCATTGCGGTCCAAAACCCGCCATTGCCGTTCAGAATTCTAAGCGCCTGGGTGACGGTTCGTAGATCCCCGCTGACTTCAGAAATAAACGTGGCGGCGGTTTTGGCCGCCAGCGAAAGCCAGGAGGTATTAACTGTTGAAACGGCGCTGACACTACTGGTAATGGCGAATACTTTCAGTCCCGACTCAATGACAGTCAGGGTAAATTCAAATACGCGCCCGGCGATGCTCTCGCTTATTTGCAAGCCGCCATCGGGTATGCTGACCGTCAGCTCGCCGAGCGTTGGATGAACCAATGTTCCGGGGCCAAGGGTTTCACATGCCGCCACCAGCAAATCCCGTTGCGTCATCACATCCGAAGCGCTATACAGCAGGCTGTCCTGCACGATAAAGCCGTGCAGCGTTAATTTTCGAACAGAACGGCCAATATCCTCAATCATCGCAGTATCACGATAGGGATATTCATGAACCGCCTGGCGCCGGCCAAAGGTTCCCTCGCCTGTTTCAACGGCAAAAGGCACGCCGCGAAATGAAGCCGGGTGGAGATGTTCAGACCAGTTCCAACTTTCGCTGGAACCGCCCAGGATAACGGATAATTTTTGACTTAATATGGACATAGTTTACCCCATAGCAGCGATAATCCGCCTGCGGGTTAAAAATTGTATTGCGCGAGTATCTTGGTGATATTTCTATAACGGAAGCTGCAAAAGCGTTGGGCGGCATTCGTGAATCCGAGAGCTTCCTCACAACCGATCGGTGCTAAATGTTTGCGGACGATTTAAGCATAGGACATTGCGGCAGTCACTTTTGGACCGGTGGCTGTGATAACGTTTCGTTTACCTGTTTGGCTATTGATTAGGGTAAGTTCAATTTGCATTGAGTTATTATTCATGGCAGTAATATCAGTTTTGCCCGTTGATGAGTCAGGAGAATTTAAAGCGCTTCCTAATTTTGGCGCGTTAATATTAGCTGGTTCCTTAATCGGAGTTGGCCTCTTGACAGATTTTTTTCTATGCGTAGAAGCCTCTTCTGATGTTTTTTTTGCATACCAAGGCCTATCACCAACTGGCCAATAATTTGTTAATCTTTGCTTCGCTGCCTTCTCATAATTCAGTGTTTCTTGGCTTAATGGCTCAGCTTTCTTGTCATTCCTTTTTTTGTACCTAGAAGCCCCGGCATTATAAGCCGCGAAGGCCTGGGGGACATTACCATGGAAAGTTTTCAAATTATCTGAAAGTTTCTGTGCAGCGGCGTCCGCTGATTTATAAAAATCCATTCTATCTGCTTGAGTAATTAAATTATATTCCTTTCCTGAACTCGGCATAAATTGAAAAGGCCCTTCCGCTCCTGCGGGAGAACGCAGGTAGATTCCTCTAGACGACTCTAAAAGATAATCGAGATCCATGCTACCCGGCGGTAAAATATATTGTGTATCTAAATGCGCCAGATATTGAGCCCTACGAGCTTTTTCGTCTGATGGAATATAGACTGCTCTTTGCTTTTCCCCACTAACCTTTTTTGTATTTTGTGCAAGCTGTACGACGTTATAGGACTCGTTCTGGATAGGTTTTTTTGCCTTCAATTCATCCAAACCTGCCTTTTTCGCTATATTCAAGTCGAACTGATTAACCACAGCCTGCTTAGACTGTGGCTGCTTCTCGTCAGGACCTCTTACATTCCGAGAAATTCTAGCCAGTCTGTCATGCTGACTACGATCTAACATATATGGAACTTCATTACTAGCTTGGTGAAGATTATTCGGCGTATCAAGAAATAAATTAGTTCCATTACCTAATATATTCTGTAAGACTGGCGGTAATGACATCAGCCGTTTAAGTATATTGTCTACCTGTGGATTATTACCCGAGCCAACCTTATTTTTGTTATGCAACATTATTACTTGAGATGGTAATAATCTGTTAAATTTATTTTCATAATCTTGGGTTGTATTGGAAATATGTTGAATGAGTGATGTTTTGATATTTTTAGTATCGCCGCGAGCAGCACTATTTTCCTTTATAGACTCGGTATTTTTTGCAACCGCCTCCGTAGGCTTATCCATATTTTTACCATTGCTTATTATGCGCTCTCCTTTTTCCGCAAAATTCACCACCCCCTTTTTCACCCGTTCAATGACGTTGGCCAAACCGTTTAACCCCACGTTCAGTTCGGTCAGTGTATTCAGTGGTGGGATAGATTTATCGATAGATTGCTTATCGCCCTGGGCATTTTTCGCTACCCCCTGTGATTTTTCACCTAACGCCGCAAAACCGGTTATCGATGACTGTCCAACCAGTTGCAACCCAATTCGGATCTGATCCAAAGAGATTTGCAGGTTTTGTATCGCTGCTTGTATTCGCTGGAGCGAAGCAATTACCTGATCATTCTCTTCCAGCTCAAAATCAAATGACTTAGTCACTTAGCCCCCTTACCCGGTTGATTCGCTCCGCCTGTTCTGCCCACCAGCATAATTCGCTCCATGATAGGGACCAGGTTTCCCTGGGCCCCCAGCGATAATAAAATGCCACGTCGGCAATCAGTTCCCGCCATTGTCCGTTGTCGGGGAGTAGTTCAAAAAACCCAGCAAATACTCCTCACAGGATTTGTAGTCGGTAAAGGCCATCTTTTTAATCACTTCACGCGGCACTGCGGACAACAGGGCAATTAATAACCCCATGGCGCTCAATGCCCCCGCTTTGGCCTGTTCATCATAAAACTGCTGAACTTGGAGTAATGTTGGTTCGCTGAGATCAATGGCCTCCCAGGTCTGCTTGCCGCTGTTGTCCGAAATCGGTTTCACCAGCGGGAAGGTTTTACTTCTTTCTTGTTCCGCCATATCAGTTCTCCGTTACCGAACCGCCTTCCCAGCGGATATCGAGCGTCGCGTCAGTGGAATTCACTTCCTGGGTATTCACCGACCACATGCCCGACCCGATGATGGTTTTGCCGTTGGCCAACTCGGCGACGACGGTGACATTGGTCTGATTGTTGAAGTCCGCCACGGTCGTACCGCCGCTATCGCGCAACTGACAGGCGATATACGGCGCATTCGGCGTTTCCCGATAACCATGTACCCCATCCATGCCAGTGAGCGTTTCCCGTTTAGTAATGGAAGGGCTGTATTTGAATTGCCCCGCCACCATCACAGTGATGCCGTCGCAGGTCACATATGCGGTACCGGCGAGACGATTAGTTGTATCACCCATATAAATGATTTCCTTTTAAGCCGCCGGTTGCAGGCGGAACTGATTAAGCAACGCAAAGATGCGCAACTGGTTGATTAACGTGCCATCCCAAAGAACGTCCACCCGGTTAGGATTGGTTGCGTTCTGTTCAACGACCAGCCCGGAGGCGAAGGCGGTGGAGTCTTGTACATAGCCGCCATTTTCCAGGGCGGTGTATTGGGCAATAAGCTCGGCGCGAATGGTATTCGGCGTCACAATCGCCGATCCGGCGGCAAACCGGGTGCCGTCAGCGGCCAACTTCATCCGGGCAAACTTTGAGGTAATCTGTGTGCGGATATAGCGGGTGACGTACATCAGCAAAAACAGGGTTTCAACTTGCAGATAACTGTCATCGGCATTGCCGTAAGCGTTGGTTTGGTAAGTGGTGATGACATTCTCGATTTGCACCGAGCCGTCATCGGCCACGGTAACGGTGGAAATCCCGCTATACAGCAGGTTATTGCGTTCGGTCAGGGTAAAGCGCGATGCCAACGGCGGTGCCAGGACGCCGCTTACCGTCAACGTTTGCAATGGACGGCCGGGGTCATTCCGCAGACTGCCGGCAATCGCGCCATAAACGGCCGCCGACCAGATATATGCCGGTGTCGGCGAGTCATAAATACCCACCAGCGAGGCATGCTGATCGTTCCGCGCCTCGCCTGCGGCGGTCAGTTGACCAAGGGTACCGGCCAACACGCCCAGAGAGTGGCCGTAAAGCTGCGAGGCATAACTCCAGCGACCGGTGCCGTCCGACAAAAAGGCCTTAACCGCATCCAGGGAAGTCGTATCCGTGTAGGGGTTGACGATAAAATCGAATGTCTGGTCACCCAGATTGGCCAGAGCGTCAGTGAGGTCTGGCGCGCCGGCGCCGGCACTCATCGGTGAAATAGTCAGAGCTAACCCGGCCGGTGTTTGCTCACCACCCGCGCTGCCTAAATAGTTCAACCGCAGATCGATATCATTGCCATGCGCGCCTTTGTTTTTCGCCGTCAATGTCACCGCGCCGGCAACGGCGACAGCGGTCACCGGCAGCGAGGATGTTCCATTGATCGCAGCCGCCAGGGCGGTGGCGATATCAGCGATAGTATCGGTAGCCACCACGGATATTTGGACGCGCGTGCCGGCGACATACAATGAAATAACGCCGGTGTCAGTGGCGGCGCTGGTAATGGTCAACGTGCCTTCCGCTGCGACCATCGCACTCCC